AACCTACTCTGCGAACAAAACTAGGGTTTGTCGGTATCCCCCCAAAAACCGTCATTATAAATAATGGGTGATACGCCTAATGGGTATCACAAATGTATCTTGCTTATGAAAGGAGAAACAACATGGTAAATACATCTCTTATGGTAAACGACCCTTTTGATCGGGTTAAAACTTATTCTATCGGTTTCGATAGAATGTTCGACAAACTCTTTGATGAGAATGTTTCGACAACAAACTACCCCCCTTACAATATCGTAAAGGTAGACGATTCCAATTATGCAATTGAAATCGCTATTGCTGGTTTCAGCAAGGACGAAATTGAGATTGAAACTAAAGAGAATACTCTGACAATCAAATCTCAATCAAGGCCTGAGGGTGATGACGATAAAGAATATCTACATAAAGGTATTTCAAATCGTGCATTTACTCGTTCCTTTACTGTATCTGATGATGTGGTAGTTAAAGGTGCAACCTTTGAAAATGGGTTGTTGAGTGTGGCACTTGAGAGAATCATTCCAGAGGAAAAGAAACCTCGTTTGATTAAAATCAAGTAACACAAAACATAAGAGGGGAAAAATGTATTGACATTATCCCCTCTTTTTGATAATATAATGAAACTGCACAAATCGTGCAGCAATTAAAGAATGGAGACATTATGGCTAGAAAAGCACTAACTAAGAAGCAGAAGGTTCTTAACCTTCTATCAACTGGTAAGAATGTGACTTGGAAAACACTAAGAACTAAGTTTGATCTTACTTCCCCTCGTTCACTAGTAGATACCCTACGAAATGAAGGTAACTGTATCTATGTCAATAAGACAGTAGATGGACAGACTGCATATCGTTTGGGTGAACCCTCTAAGGGTGTCATCGCTGCTGGACTGAAGGCAATTTCGGGTTCAGACTATTCTTACGAAGCTCGTTTCCAGAGCTAATCATGTTGTGGGGGCCTAGTGCCCCCACACTAACTTTATAGGATGTAAATTGTGAAAAAGATTGACTACAAATATTCAGAGGATAGAATCCTCAAAGAGTTGCAAGAGTATATTGACAAAACATACTCGGCACACTATTCCCACAACAAATTTCAAGCAACAGAATTCATCATGGACTCGGGCCATGGAGAAGGTTTCTGTATCGGCAACATTTTAAAGTATAGTCAACGATACGGAAAGAAAGACGGCAAGAACAGAAATGACTTGCTAAAAGTGATCCATTATGGTATAATGGCACTTCATAATCACGATACAACGGAGAATAATTGATATGAAACTTAGTAATGATACCAGAGAAGTTCTGAAGAACTTTTCTACCATTAACCAGAATCTTCTGGTAAAAAATGGAACTGTGATTGGAACAATGTCAGCGATGAAAAACATCGTTGCAAAGGCAACTGTTCCAGATACTTTCAACAATGAATTTGCCATCTATGACTTGAATGAGTTCTTGTCTGCAATGTCTCTATTCAAAGACCCAACTCTCACATTCGATGAGAAGAGTGTAAAACTTAATGAAGAGGGTGGTGGTAGTAAACTAACTTATATGTTCAGTGACCCATCTATCGTGACAGCTCCCAAGACAGAAATCACTATGCCAAGTGTTGATGTAGAGTTTACTTTTACACAAGACACATTTAACCAAATCCAAAAGGCATCTGCTGTTCTTGGTGTTCCAGATGTGGTTCTCAAAGGAACTGCTGGTGGTAGTATTGAACTTACTGTTACTGATCGTAAGAATGATACATCCAATGACTTCAGTATTACAGTCGGCGAAAACTCACCAACTGATTTCACATACTTCTTTAAGGTTGAAAACCTAAAACTCCTGTCAGGCGACTACAAGGTAGAAGTTTCTTCAAAAGGTATCTCACATTTTACTAATGTGTCGAAATCTATTGAATACTTTATTGCACTTGAAGCTGCTTAATGTATCATAAACAAGTCATTAACCCACTTAATGACTCATATATGAAACATTATTGACAAGGAGATATATTATGAATGATGTGATGCTTTGGGTGGAGAAATATTGTCCATCCAAAATCAGTGAGTGTATTCTTACTGATGATTTGAAAACGACTTTCCAGACCTTTGTAGATGAAGGACATATTCTAAACCTTCTTTTATCTGGTGGGCCTGGAGTAGGTAAAAC